AAAAAGAAGATTAACGTCCTAAGTGAGTGCGAAACGTGTAGTTTTGTATACGACGGTGCTACTTGTTTGAATTGCCAAGTATGAAATACTGTACCGTCATAAGTTGTATGTCCAAAGGACCTACGATAGAGAGTAATAATCACATGTGCTCCGAAAGACAATTGATAAGACGATTATACAGAGAATGTTTACGAAAAGGATACAAGGCGCATCAGTTTTCGGAGTGGATGCACAGGAAATATGGACACTTGATAGTGTATAGGAAAACAGTGTACGGGGACGGTATATCGTTACCTTGTGTCTTGTGTAGAAAGACGATAGAGAGATACGATATATGTTGGGTCGCACACGACGGAGAACGGTGGGTGCACAGTAAGAAAACTGAAAATTTACCACCGTCAATACCAACAGCTAAACAAAAAAGAGTCTTAGGTTTTGGGTGTAATGATAAGCCCCAAAGCTGACTCTAGATTGTTATGACTTCGTTTTAGTGGTTTGTTTCGTTTTAGTTTGAGTGCGTTGTTGTTAGATGAAGCATTCTTTATTTCATCCATACGTTTTGTGTTTGAAATAATGGGTATCATGTTTTCGACGACTGGTGTAGCGTCTATAGGTTTAGGTTCCTTTTTATCGACCGTTTGGTTATTTCTAAATTCGTCTATCGTCAAGTCGCCCCCGAACACTTTGAGTTTGTATCTATTCGGTGCTGGAGTCACGGAACCACTTTCTCCATACATTCGTCGACGCATCATGATCATGTACGAAGATATCATGCTACCTTTCGTCATTCCGTGTCTATCGAGAGCATATGTTTTCATACAACTCCACGAACAAAAGTTACCTGCCACCTCGAAACGCTTTCGTCTATCGTCGTACTTATAAGGCATCTGTAAAGGTTCGGTGTTAAAATCGTGGCAACACCACCAACACCACATACGTTAAAGAATTATTTTCTCTTTAAGTGTCTATTTTCTACGCATACGCATCATCATGAACATCATAATGATACACAAACAACACGCCGTACTCAAGCCCGCGCCACTATACACGTGATACTTGACATTCTTGCTTCTCCATCGAAACTTTTTGGGCCAGTGTGTCATGGGTGTTTTGTTGAGTGGAAAAAGATTATACGGTGGTTTACGTGGACGTTCGTATGGGGGTAATGGATCGTTCCACCAAGATGGGAGAACATACGGAATACCCGTGTTACACGCGACGACAATATCACTGTTCGATTGATTCTTTATATCTATATCCTCTCCACAAATCCTATACGAATCTTTACAATTTCCCTTGACATTCTCGGGTAGGTATCCACGTTCACACGCATTTTGTCTACAGTGTGCGTTGTCTTTTAATATTTGGTACCCATTTTGAGCTTCGAGTTCTTGCAAACGTTTGTTCACCTCTTCCCATTCGGGCGAGCCTTGGTTTAATTGGTCGAGTTCCCCTTTAGCACGACTGATTTCTATCGCAGGACCGAGTGCATCCTTGTTTTCTTCTATCGCTCCATATGCGTGTTTACACCCCGCGGCGGCCATATCCGTGAAACACACCCCGGATGATATGTTGAAACAACTACACCAAATATCACCCGGATTTTCTGTACAATACGCTTTCGCGAGCTTATGATATACTCCTTTTCCTACGATAGATTCCGTACACCCGGGGTCGGATTTTATGCGCTCATCCTGAGAACACCATGTTTCCCTACTTACACCAAAATCTTCACACGTGTAGTCACCACCCACTTGGTCATTTATTCTTTCGTTGTCAGCCTCACAATACTTCTTGACGACTTTACCGTATAAATCGCGTCGAGGATCATGTCCTTCGGTGTCTTTTACCGCGTTGTATAAACCTTGAATTTCTCCATTGTTCGTATACATACACCGATACGTGCGATGTCCGATGGGTATACCCACGCCACCCGGACACGGTTGACCCTTCAGTTCTGAAGTGCCACCTACACCCGCGTGTAAGAGAAGTTGTTGGGAGTGATTGGGATTATCTAAATCTAATTTATCGATGTACGGATAATGACCCCATTCCCCCTGTCGTCCATCAGCTCTTCTTCCGTACACCTCAACATCTTCTAGTATGGCACCTTCGGGTATTTCGGGAAATTCTATTTTCTTCACGAAACTTATCTCATCATCAATTTTGTAAAATCGATGATTTAAACTACCCTTACCTTCGCCGTGTGTATTCCATAAAGGGCCACCGGCGGCATCCCCCTTACCGATGACTATACCACTACCCTGTTCAGGGGGGTTATGAAAAAATACACCCCATGATGTATTTGAACAATCACCCTCTGTGCTATACGCCGAGGCATGGTCATTATGAGTAACACCTCGACTTTCTGTGAACTCCTCATTCCCGTCACCGGCTTGACCAACCCCGTGCTGCCATAGTTTGAGTTTACAACTCATCTATCTTATCATAACATTATAAATTTTATGAGAGGATAAATGTTTTACCTTCTGAGACCGCGACGACCACCTTTACTGGCTATCACGATCAATAATATCATACAAAAAGCTATCATCATGAAACTACCCACACCACCAAGAGCTCCCACCTGTTTTTTTCGATTTGTTTTCAAATCTTCGAGACTCATGGGTATGAAGGCAGTAATGCCATTTTCTTCGGATTCCTTGAGACGATCTTCAAGTTCCTTTAAACGCGCTTGAGCTGCGGGGTCACCCGAGGCCGCAGCTTCCCTAGCTTCCCTGAGTTCATCTTGGGTGGGGGCAGGTTGGCTACCCGCCGATGGAGATGAACCTGCAGTAGCAGATTGTTCACATGACGCCTTAATATCAGAGTTCGACATTTGATTAATATTAAAGCTCTGTGCACATATTTGAATCGGGGCATCACAACCTTGATTCACATTTGGAGGTATGTATTTACCAGCACCTACACATACCCTACCATAACACTGTCTCTTTCCGTTCCATACACCTTTAAATTCGGAGGGAGTAGCATTTCTAAGATCGACCCAATCTTTACTCGTCGCACACCCAGAAGGTCCAGATTTTTGATCAACACCGCATTTGTCCTTCGCCACGTTATAACACTGACACCATGCATCTGTAGGTGAACGTTCGCAAAACGCGGATGCCAAGTCATTAAAATATTTGTCACCTAAATTGGCGACGGTACAGTTTGGATCACTTTTCATTCTCGCACCTTCTGTGCAATACCTTTTCGCCAATTCTTTACCATCTTTAACCTCCAAACACGACTTCCCACCAACATTATCAAATGCTTTACTAGTGTCGTTACAGTATTCGTTTGCTAACGCATGTAACATGGCATCCATGTTTTGGTGCTTAGTCGCACCGTACAACGCTTTTAATCCATTTGAATTTACTTTACTGTAAATACATTTTACACCCGGAGCAGAAGTTAAGTATTTTGCGTCTGCACCCGGGCATGGATCAAAACTAGCTCCTACATCATTTTTAACATTTCCCACGTTTCTCGGGGAAAAGTAGTTTTGTGGCGCCTGCGCTGGAATGTTTACAAGATACTGCATTTGATTGCTATTAGCATCCGGTACGTGTTGAATACGTATACCATCTATGTCATCATTAAATTCTCTAGTTTCGTGGCCATGTTTTCCACCGTATACTTTGTGATGCCCATCTCTAAAAAGCATGATATCTCCATGTGGATTCCCTCCGTGATGAAATTTTCCGCCGCCGTGCCATGTGTATCCAACTATCGCACAATTTCTACCCGATGCATGGTATTCACTTAGTGCATTATATCCAAACACATGATCCGTAACCTGTTGACCACTAGGAACACTTTCTACATTATGCGAACCTTCACCCGCGAAACGTCTCGCATGACCACCCTTATTACCGTGTTCATAAATCAGTATTTCACAAGCCGCACCTGAGAGATCATCTCTGTGAGGCGGAGGGGAACCACCACCTCCACCCATATCTATAATTCAATAATATTTTTTTTATAACGTCTTGAGTAACTCTTCGAGTTCAATAAACTTTTTTTGAGTGGCGAGAGTCAACGCCTTTTTCTGGAACTCTTCATCATCGGTCTCCTTTTGGACCATACCATATAAAACGAATGGTACTGGATTTTCACTATTTTGAATATATAACAGGGCTGGTGATTCTTGTACGGCATCCATACGCTCGACTCGGGAACGACTTTTCCTGACTATCCATACAATCACGGCAATGATTGCGATAAAAAGTACAAGCTGATTCAGCCTGATTTTTTTAAAGTTGAGTTTCATTTGAATTATGACGACATTTTTTTCTCAGGTCATAATAAAACCATGGGTGGAGGTGGTGGCGACACGAACCAATCCATCAAACAGGCGTTTAACATGTCCGCTCTTAATCAGAGCATTTACAATGAGGTCACCAAGACGTCTACCGAAACGACCGCTTCTGGTACCAACATTCAAGATCTCACCCTTAACATTCAAAATCTTGAAGGATGTACTGTCCAAACAGGTCAGAAAATTACAGCCAAAACGATGTCCTCATCCGAGTTCACACAAGATCAAACGACGGAGTTGAAGGCTAAAATCACGAACGAGCTACAGGCGTCTGCATCTGCCGCCATGGAAAAGGCGACACAGATGGGAAGTGAGGTCGGTCAGTTCCTGGGTGGTGACACAAATTTAGAGATGGAACAAAACCTCAATATGGAAGTTAAGAACCTCGTGGAGAACAATATTTCTCGTGAGACCCTTAACAGCACCGTCGCCGAGCAGGTTAACATTCAAGGGCAGACCCTCAACGTAGGGAACTGTGTCGATTCCGATATTAAACTCGACCAGGATATCGTCGCGGAAGTCGCCGCCACTTCTATCACAAAGATGCTTACCCAGGCTATTTCTGATAACGCGATGCTCAATCAGCTCGCCGCTTCGGCCGAAGGGACGACGAAGACCTCCGCTGGTGGCCTTGCTGAAATGTTTGATTCCGTCTTCGGTGGTATCGCCGGTATTATAGGCACTTCCCAACAGGGTGCCATGGCTGCATCCGGGTTCTCGACTATATGTTGTTGTGTTCTCGTGATCGCTATGGTCATGATGTCCATGTCTCCCGCCGGTCAGAACATGGGTAGGGGTGCCATGGCTAAGTTTTAAAATCCGTTTGTTATAATCCCGTCAACACCATACTTATACATATATTCCAACTCTTTGTCCTCCTTATGTGTATACGTATAAACCTGTATGTCTTTCATTTTACAGTACGAGATGAAATCGTGGTCTAAACATGTCCAGTGAAGAACAACAGCTTTTAGACCTCGAGTTATCGAATCATATTCATCCTGATTAAATGTCGTCTCGAACGTCGAACCTTTTTGAAACATTTCTGGAAGACTATAAATCAGTTTTCGATTGAAACTACAAAATATAACATTACGTGTCGAACGATTTTCATAAAACTTTTCAAGTGTCCGTGTAATTTGAAAGTTGTTACCTTTTATGTCGAGAAGAAGAAGTGTATCTTTTATTTCTGGGATCTGATCGTATACGTCCTCGAGTGAACACACGCCCAACTGTTTCAATTCGTCTATGTTCAAATCACGGATGAAATGGTTTCCGACGTATACATCATGAAACAACACAATCTCACCCGAACCGCAGAGTTGTATGTCTATCTCCACTCCGTCGTACTCCCTGTGCACAGCTTCTCGTATAGCTTCGATACTATTATCGATGTGCGTGAGGGAGTATCCTCTATGTGCGATACACTTCATTAAGTTAAAGAGATACCAGTCCTTTAAGTTAATGATTCTAAGCATCGACGTGGGTATAAGAAATTTGGCGATGTGTCTCTTGGATGAGAAGAACGGAAACCTCGTACGAGAGTGGGATGTCGATGGTATTCCACCACAACACAAGGACGGTGTGTACGTCGCCATGCGTGACCACCTCGATGCGCGACCATGGGTACTCACGGCAGATACGATTCTCATCGAGAAGCAACCCGAACGTAACAAGAAGATGGTGAGCGTCATGCACTTTCTTCATGCGTACTTTATCATCAAGTCACCCAAAGCTGAGACTATCCTATACGATGCGAGACACAAGATTCCGGACGTCGCTGGTCCAGGTAAAGCACAATACAATAAGAGGAAGAAGGTCTCCATCGAGAGGTGTGAAGCCTTTATCAGGAATGGACCCACGAATACACACTGGTTACCTGTTTTCGAGAAATCCAAAAAGAAGGATGACCTCGCCGATACAGTGATGCAAGCCCTATCTTTTGTGAATAGAGTTGAGGTGGTGCCAGCATCCAAGAAGAAAAAGACGACAAAGTTGGTCGCTCGACGACCCAATGAAAATCAAAAAGCGACAAAATATTCAAAATCAAATTTGGCATGGATTTATCTGAACAAACCAGAATGTGAAGTTTTGGAAAATAATAAAAGATTCATGAAAGATCTCAAAAGATACTATCGGGATCTAAACGAGTTGATTAAAGAAATAAACGGATAGTTGTGTATAATGGAAAAAGTTTTGGA